GACCTCATCAGTATGCAATGGTTTGTCAGCACGTCTTGTGAAGCATGGTTATCCAACAGCATCAACAGTATTTATCGGCTCAAATCACGGTAAGGGGGCGCGCACAACAAAAATGCTGTCAGAGTTTGATCGGGGTGGCGAAGGCTGGTTTGAAAAAATGTTATCTCAAGCAAAAGCGATTCATGATCGTGTTATTGCCATGGGGGGTGAATACAATCTACAAGCATGCGTGTACTGGCAGGGTGAGTATGATCAATGGGAAAATGGACTAAGTGATAACTACAAAAACATGATGGCATACGCTGAACAAGTAGCTCACCTATTTGATCTATTTAATCAAATTATGACTGCTTACACTGGTAAGCCAATCAAGCCTTTTATTGTACTTTCCCAAACATCAAGTCATGCGAAATATCAAAAAACAAATCCATGGGTTGCATTAGCTCAACTTTATCTAGCGCAAAATCGTGATGACTATTTGTTATCACATCCTGATTACTGTTTGGGGCGCATCACTTTAGATAACCTTCACCTCACGCCAATTGATACCTGGCTTGGCGGACAGTATGCAGCACGAGCAATCGAGAAATCTATAACAGGTAAAAAATGGATGCCGTTGCACTGTAAGTCTGCGACGTGGTCTGGCAATACTGTCACGCTTGATATGCACGTCCCATCCGGTCAACTGGTTTTTGATAACTATTTTGGCGAGCTAATCAATAACTATGGTTTTGAAATTTGGGAGAACGGTTCATATGTAAATATTATCTCAAGCGTCGAAATTGTAGGTACATCACAAGTCAAAATCACATGCTCTCGTGAGCCATCATTAACGGCAGAAGTGACTTATGCCTTCTGGCGATCTGGCAAGCCAGTAGCGGCGGGTAAAACTGGAGGCGCACGAGGAAACTTGCGTGATACCAGCGGACTTATTGACGTTGTAACAGCACCAGATTCAACATCATATGCACTTCATAACGCATGTGTAACTTTTAAAATTGGAAGATAAATATGAGTACGGCAATTATTAATCGTGAAGCGCAATACGATGCTTTTTTACTTGATGCGTCCGGCATTGCGTCCAAAGTTGGACTTGAATTAGCTATTCGGGGAAAGCTGCTTTCTGATAAAGTTGATATATCGGGGAATTCGGTTCCTGTTATCATTGCAAGTGGCCAGCAGGGTAGTGTTGGCTACGAGCTTAACTCAAGTCCACTGAATATCGCTAACTTAACAGATAGCAATAATACTGAAACCCTTATTCTTGCAGTAAACATTAAAGCCATGGCTGGAGGTGGATTTAATTACTCTTTCGGAACAACAAATGGTGTGCTTGATGCTGATGCGCAAAAGGGTAATTTTGGTATTCATATTAACGGCTCAGTGTCATCTGGAAACATTACCATTTATCCAATTCCGCTATACAGTAATGCTGGCGCGTTAAAAGCATATACCGCAACGGGTGTAACTACAGCTATTACAGACGCAGCTAATAGTAAAACCGGACTAATGTATATAGTTGCAACATTAAATCGAAACACGGGCGTTTTTGATATTGCTGTAAAAAATAAAGGTTTGAGTACATCTAAAACACTAACACAAGCTGAGATTGGCCCTTCTGTACTTCCTGCTCGCACAGCGCCACTTGATAAACATTGGTTAAGTAATGCATCTGTGTTGGGTTCATCATCAGATGCGCCAATCATGATGCGTTATAATCGTGTTCTGTCGGCTGCTGAAATTGAAAAACAGTATCAACGGGATAAAATTATCTTAGCTTCACTTGGTTATAGTGTTGGAACCTGGTTATAAACAGAAAAATTACTGATGATGAACTTAAAAAACTTAGTCAATCATTTAAGTGGTAACACTCAACAAACCACTCTTAACCCTGACCTTTAATGAGATCAGGGTTTTTTATTACCAAAATTTAGGGGGCGCGATGGCTGATCGGGCGCATTTAACAGCAGAAACAGCAGCAGTCATTAGCGATGTTGCAAGTAAGACAACATACATCGGAGGTCTAGGCGGCTTTTTCGCTTGGCTCTTATCGATAGATATATTGCCGTGGGCAGGGCTTTTTGTGGCTATGGCAGGCTTGATAGTGAATTGGTACTACAGGCGCAGAGACGATAAACGCGCTCAAGAACTTCATGATTTTAAAATGGGAAAACGAAATGAAACTAATCGATAACTGGAAACAGGCTTGGAAACTCAAGTCAGTACAAGTAGGCGCAATTAGCGCCTTTTTTTATGCCCTGATTTTATTCTCAGAACAGTTTTTAGGTGTATGGAACATAATCCCGCAAGAACTTAAAAATAAGATCCCAGAAAACATCGCTGAGTGGCTGGGAATGTTTGTTGGTGTGGCTATGGTGCTTGCACGTCTGAAAAAACAGCCTGAAATTCATTCTGTACCAAAATTATTAGGCTTTGCCGCATTGCCCACAAATTCCATTACATTCGATCAGGCCTTTCAGCGATTGATTGGTCATGAAGGTGGTTACAGTATCGATAAACGTGATCCGGGTAACTGGACCAAGGGGAAGGTTGGTGTGGGTACGCTAAAAGGCACAAAGTTCGGCTTAGCTGCAAACACCTACCCCAATTTAGATATTAAAAATCTTACGATTGCTCAGGCCAAGGAAATCTACAAAAAAGACTGGTGGGATAAATTGGGCGGTAATGGTCTGCATTCCGCTATCACGTTTCAGTTATGGGACTTTGCAATTAATGCAGGAAAGAAGCGGGCGGTAATGGAGCTGCAACAAGCGGTTGGTGTAACTGCAGACGGCATTATTGGTCCTAAAACCATGGAAGCCGTGAATGCTCAAGATCTAAATGACGTGATTCTAACTTTGATCGCTGAGCGATTAAGGTTTTATACGTCACTTTCAACATGGTCCACATACGGCAAAGGCTGGACGAATCGTGTGGCGGATAATTTGAAATATGCTGCTCAGGATAACTAATCTTCTATTGCTGTGCATCCTGCTTTCAGGCTGCACGGCTCATTCAATCACGACGAATGTGAGAATTTACGTTAACTTTACTTAAATTTCTTGATTTAAACTCTCTCCAGATAAGGCTTAAGCTCTGGACAATTTAACTCAATACCATCCTCATAAAAATGCTTATGCTCAGCCTCCCAGAAAAACCGGTATTCGGATTGAGCAGCATGTTTTTCTGGTTTGATGAAAGCTAGATGATCAGGTGCCAGTCTGTAATCACTATATATTCGTTTGCTATCATCATAAATAGCTTTGTCATGCTTGCAGTTAGAAATATTAATATCCTTCTTTAAAAATCCATTAGATATAATCTCGAATAACTTATTGGGATGTAGGTTTATTCTCACCCCATATTTCCACTTCTCGGACTCTTGCTTAATAGAATCTGGATCATTAGTTGTGCATAATAAGTACCCATTTGGGATTTCATCCATTAAAGATGATTCATTTATAATTAGAGTTCCCGGATAGTGATAACCAGGCGGAGGAAGGAAACCTACAATACGAAAATGTTTAGCTGTTTCATAATCTTCCTCAGTGACTATTCGATTGCTAATGTTTAGTGAAGGCCTATAAATGGAAGTGGCTTCGTAGGAATCTCCTTGTTGGGGGCACTCAAATTCTCTACACTTTTTTAGAGTACCAACCCATATTTTCCCTTCCATTAAAGCTTGAGCGTGATGCTCATGTTCAAAAAAACGATATAAAGGCATCCTTTGATTATGTAAAGCTTGTTTTTTCCTCTCTTCAAAACTACCGCGCTTTTTAGCTTCACCCATTTAATTCACCTTGTTAGCTATTTGATTTATTAATATCTCTAAATAAAAATAGGGCCCACCCAGACTCCCTCCTAAAAATCCTTCCATTCTTTATCGTGTGCTCTATATAAAAGTATGTCCATGTTTTCATTATTATTCTTTCCATCCATCCACAATATCCGCCCAATCTTGCATCATTTTTCTACGATCTGCTAGGTACTTGGCATGATTATATGATGCTCTTGTCTTGTTCTCATCAGCATGAGCCAGTTGCGATTCAATCCACTTTTCTTCATAACCCATTTCGTTTAATAGCGTGGATGCAGTTGCGCGAAAATCATGTGCTGTAACGTCATTGAGACCTAGATTCTCAAGCATTCTATTTAATGTCATCTGATTGAGCATGCCATCACTTTTATAAACGGCAGGGAAGACATATTTCTTGTTGCCAGAGTTTGCATGCTGAGTTTTTAAAATGTCATATACCTGGTCAGAAATCGGCAGAATATGAGCACGACTTTTTTTCATGGCTGTTTTGGGGAAGTTCACAACACGCTCATCAAAATCAACCCATGTCCATTCCATTCTTCTGATTTCGATTGTTCTAAGCATTGTGTACAGCAGCATAAAGCCCGCATTTTTTACCGTCTCTGCACCACCATAATTTTCTAATCTTGTGCGTACCTGAATGCGTTCTTCTTTATTTAATGATTTAGCATGTGTTACTTCAGGACGGGCAACGACATCACGCACAGCATAGGTAGGATCATTTTCAGCTCTTAGTGTGGCAATTGCATAACGCATGACCGCACCAATGAATTTTCTGTTTTGAATCGCAGTTACTTCACCAGTACCACGATTCTTTTGAGAGCGTACGCGCTTCATTGTATTTTTTATGATTGTCAGTACGTCTGCCGAAGTTACGTTTCTAATATCTTTATTGCCAATAACAGGCAAAATATCTTTTTCTAGTGATACCTGGAACTGTTCAGCATATCGGTCTGATTTGGTTTTTAGGCGTTCTTTTGCGTATTCCTGTGCAATGACTTTAAAAGTATTTGTGAATTTTTCATCTTCTGCTTGCTTAGCTTGTCTGCGATCCTCAACCGGATGAATTCCTTTGGCAAGCTTTGCCCTCATTTCTTCACGTAATCGTCGTGCATCAGCAAGATTAATAGCCGGATATTCACCAAGACTCATCGATGACTCTTTGCCGTTAAACACAAACTTAAATCGCCAAACCTTTACACCTGTTGGGCGAACCTCAATGTACAGACGATCAGCGTCTAAAATGCGATAAACTTTTTCTTGTGGTTTAAGCGTTTTTATTTTTGCATCAGTAAGTTTTATTGTGGCCATAACGGGTAACGAACTGGTAATGATTATCTTACCCGTGATCTTACCCGTTTTCAGTGTGGCTTATAAAGAACTAAAGAGAACTAATGAGAACTTATTTTTATTTGAATCATTGTCTTGTAGATGGGACTTGGAACTATAAAGAATCAATAGAAATCTGTATCTTTCTTTTCGATCATTAAAAGCATGAGCTAACCTATTGAAATTTATGCACTTATATGTGCTCGAATAGTCCAGGAATACTCACGTTATGTCCAGTTTCAGAGCGCAACCTTATGTCAATAAAGCTTATTAAAACGGATAAAAAACGGAGCGTGAATAATCATAGCAAAAAATAAGCATTTTCGGCTGAACTATTTCTATGATAATGATTTTAGAGGGATCACATGATGAGAATAAGCGGGTTTATTTGCATTTTATCTTAAGTGAAATTCATCATTCGTTATTTCAATCATTAAAAGCAAATCTAAACATGGCGACTGTATTCAGATTTAAAATCAATAAAATCTAAAATTCAAGTGAACTATCAGACTAATTATAAGTAATTTCGATTTGTATTAAGATTTGATTAGTTGAAGCTGGGCTTAATAAAGAAGCATTAATAAAAGCAAAGGCTATCTAGCCCTGATCCCCAAAATAGCGCACTCTCCCTCTTTATTTAAGTGTTGAAAAAAACGGCGGATTAAAGTGGAGGAAATATAAAATATTGTAAAAATAATGAGATAGCATTGTTCTAATTTTAACTTTAGAAATGAGGATAAAATGAAAGAGTCGATATATTAGCTAATCAAATCATTAACATGGATATAAATTAATTTTTGAGTCCTTATTTTAATCTCATATTGACAAAATTAAACAAAATAGCTGAAAACCAAACGTATTGACAACTTTTAAAAATAAATTTGCACCATTTTGATACACTAGGAGCGGCTTTTTAAACAAATATAATCTAGAGTGTTTGAATATGGTGCATTTGCATTTGCACACAGTATAATAGCCTCAAACTAAAGTATCTAAATCTTCTATTCTGATAAAGAATTCAATATTTTA